GGCCAAACTGACCGGCTTGAATAAACTCCTGCCCAATCGCCGGAAGATACTTTTCCTGAAGCTGGCGAACGCCAACGTCGCCCAACTGCTCCACGACCGCCTTGGTGTAGGGGTTCATGTACTCTGCCGCAGCCTGCGGAAAAGTCCTCGCAGCAGCCCCTAGGAACGGCTGAGCAGCAGTCACCGCCGATGCTTCGCCTGCTCGCTGAATTGCGGGAAGTGCAGCCTGAAAAAGCGGTTGAGCGGCAGTCACCCCTGACATCCCGGCTGCTTGACCAAAGAAGGGCTGGGCCGCTGCGGCCCCCATCATGCCGCCTGCTTTGGCAAAGTCTCCGGCTGCGGCACCTAGTCCCGTCGTTTGACCGGCTGTTCCAAGCGCCGTTTGAGCCTGCTGCAAGAAAGGTTGGTAAGCCGTTGCAGCCTGCTGAGTTGCAGCAAAACCCGCTTGTTCACCCGGAGTAAACCCAGCAATCCGAGGGCCGGTGTACTGCGCATACGGCAGATTGGCGACCGCTTGAGCCTTGCCCAGCATGTCCGTGGTGTACTGGGTATACCACTCGGGTAACTGCACCTGAGAGGTGCTGGCCGTGGTTCCGGGTGTTGGGGCGCTGCCCTCAAAAAGAAAGTCAACTGCGCTCATTAGGTCAACCCTCCGCCCATGTACTTATCGGGCGACTTGGCGTTTGGACTAATCCGGCCACGCGATAGGGCACGACCCTTGTGCTGTCGAATATTAGCACGGAACTGGTCCATCCTACGCGCCCCCTCCTTGGTCGAGCCGTCGCCCAGCAGCGCCAAGGTTTCTGCATCAATCACGTATTCCCCATCGCTCAAGAGTGCCGGGATCTTGTCTTCTCGACCGGAACCGGGACCATCAACATAGCGAGACTCGTTGGAGCCGCCATCGGCATAACCCGTCAGCCCACCAACAGCCATCGGCTTTTCTTCCTCACTAGGCGGCTTAACACCAGCCGGAGGTGGCTCAGGCTTCTCAAGCTGCATGCCGTACTCAAAGAACTTGGCTTCGGGCCGCGTGCCGTAAGTAAAGTAGTCAATGTCCGGACGCAACTGCTGACGGCTCAAGGTGTATTTGGGCAACGCGCCGCCAAGGGAGGGGGTTGTTACGCCACCGCCCGGAGTAGTGGGTTTTGTCCCTGATCCGCCAGCGCCAATCGCCGTGATGAGCTTAATAATATCTTCAATACTAAATGGAGGCTTGTCTTTATCCTTGTCCGGCTTTTCTTCTCCAGCAGGCGGCTCCTCAACAACGTCTTTTGGAGGAGACACATCTACAGTTCCCGGCGGAATAACGACAGGGGGAGCCTCTATTACTGGTTTTTCAGGTTTTGGAGCTTCTACTTTAATTTCTTGCTCCCCGTCTACCGTTGGAGCAGGCTCAAATGGAGTGTCAATTGGACTCGTCACGACTGGAGGAGTGTCAACTGGTTTTTCAGCCGGAGTTTCTACTTTGATCTCTTGGGTACCATCTACCGTTGGAGCTTCCTCAAAAGGAGTGTCCACTGGGCTAGTGACAACAGGAGGGGTCTCTACCGGCTTCTCAGCAGGAGTTTCTACTTTGATCTCTTGAGTGCCATCTACCGTTGGAGCTTCTTCAAAAGGTGTGTCTATTGGACTCGTAACAACGGGTGGCGTTTCCACGGGCCTCTCAGCCGGAGTTTCCACCTTGATCTCTTGAGTACCGTCTACCGTTGGAGCTTCTTCAAAAGGAGTGTCCACCGGGCTAGTGACAACAGGTGTTGCAACAGGAGGAACTATCGGCTTTCGACCAGTAACCGTTACTTCTTCAAGATCATCAATAGTCGGCTCTTCCAACGCTCCTTTTGGAGAGGGTTGGCTTACCGCTCCCGTTGCTGCTCCGCCAAGACCAGCAATATCACTTGCTCTTCTAGCCGTGACAACAACTTCTTCCAGAGCACTCAGGGCAGACGAAGGATCAACCCCAGCCGAAACCGCTGCGTTAGACACTTCACTACCAACCGCTTTAGACACATCGGGCATCATGCCTTTGACAGCATTAACCGCAGCGTCCAGCCCATAAGTAACGCCAGCCGCCATCAAACCAGCTTTGATGATGTCACCAATGTCTCCGCCCTTTGCGGCAGTAGTGGCGCTAGAAATAAGAGCATTACCAAAAGCTGTTTGAGCAATTGTGCTTTGAATAGGAAGACCAAGAGCACTAGCAACTGTTCCGCCAATTTTTGCAGGAATAGCCGCAACAGCACTGTAAGCAGATTTAATTGCTCCGGTAACGCCGCTTAAACCGCCAGCTCCCGCAGCTCCCGCACCAGCAGCACCAGCGCCACCCGCAGCTCCAGCCGCACCAGCACCGCCAGCGCCAAGCAAAGATCCAGCACCAGCGCCAAGAATAGCCGTGCCGCCAAGTGCTATAAGTGCATCAATCGCGGTAAGCGGGCGCTCATACTTAAAAGCCTGCAAAGGCTCCGGATACCCGCCCTCAGAAACAGGAGCTGCATCTGGATTAAATTTAAAATCAGATCCGCGATAACCCGGCGGAATAGCTTTGTAAAACGCTTTCATTTCTTCCGCAGTAAACGGCTGACGCAACTGCTCAAGCCAGCCGGGGCTCATCATTTTGTCTACGACGCCCTTCTCTTTGGCAACGTCAAATGCTTTCTCAAACTTGTTGGCTTTAAGCAAATCGCTGATTGGCTTCATTACTTCATAGTCAGACTCAACTTTGGCAAGCGCACCAAGATCGCGTTCAGACTTTGCCTTGATGGCTTCTTCAATTCCCGGCTGACCGGCCAACGCTTCAAAACCAGATTTGAATATGCCTTGCGTTGGATCTTGAGCCGATTTTTTTGCTGCTTCTAATGCGCCTTCTTCATAAAAAGAACCTCGACCGCCAACGGTTTCAGGAGCAACGGCGCGATAATAATCAGGAATGGCAGTGCCACTGGTTCCAGCACCACCAAATGCAGCATCGCCAACGCCAAAGCCTTTAAGCAATGTCGGATCAATAAGCGAGGTCAACGCCATCAACTTCTGACCAGCATCAAAGCTGCTAAGAGCCGGAGCCGTGGGAGCTACTTCTTCAGTCGGAATGTCTTCCGGATAACTTTCTTCTGGCATGATCGGAACAAAGTCTTCTCGCGGCACGTAAAACCGATCTTCATCCACTTCGCCGCCATCAGCGAAACCTTGAGAAAGAGGTCCGTAGACCGTCTCTTCCGCATTTGGCATTTCACCATAAGTGTAGTAACTAGCCATGGCTCACCTAATCCAAAACTTGGTAGAAACGAGAAGCCCAATCACGCCAATTGTCATACTGGTACGGCGACGGCGGATTCTGTTGAGAAATGCCATTGATTCCAATGATGCCCGCAGCCCAATTCTGCCATTCGGTTTCTTTCTCCAAACGCGCAATCGGACCATATTTCTCAAGATCAAATACCGTAAAGTCCGCCCAGTCCTTCAACTTGTGATAGCGCGGGTCTGTCAAAAGACTCATGGGTTCTCTCCCAAGATCGTGCCCGTTGCCGGTTCGACATGCGCGATCACTTGCCCCATTTGATAGTTGCCGCCAATGGTGTTGCTTTCAAACCGCAAACGCATCTCGCGCCGTATCTCGCGGAAGTACACCAACTGCTGCTGCTTCTCAGTGGGCGTGGCGTAAATGGTCTGCGGATCGCTCGTCACTTCTGCTGACTTGGCGTTGGCGCGGCCCGTAACCTGAACCGTCATGTCCCCCGCTTGAACGAAATCCGGCTCCAGATACTCAATGCGTAGCGCCATATTCTGCGGCTGCTCCGCCGCAACCAGCGACATGTCCGCCGTTTCAAAAAACGACTGCACCGGGCGAATCTGGTCGCCATTGATTTCATCTGTGCCGTATTCATGTTGCCACACCACATAACCCTTGGGGTCATTGATGATTCGTGGTTGATCGTCTTCCGTTACCCGAAGCTCCGTATTTTGTACGCCACGGAACTGCACCGTCTCGGTATCAATAACCCCAATCACGAGCGGCGAGTTAAACACCTGCGCATACTGACCCGCAGAGCGCCCGCTGTTGGGCAACACTGTGTCGTACCAAGTCTCCTCACGCACGTTATAGATCACCGCATGTGTGCACTCAGTCGCGCTACCACGCGGGTAACACCACCAAATCTCACCCCAACGCGGCACTTTGAACGCAAAGACTTTTTGTCGCTGGGCGTAGTTCAGGTTGTCGTAGAACCAGTTCAAGTTGAGCTGATTCGGCACTTCGCGCACAACACCGTTGAACATCAAGAAGCGGTCAACGCCGCACCAGAAGTACAAACCGTCGTACTCAATCACACTCTTCCCAGAGAGAATGCTTGACTGCGAGGTAATAGTGTCAAAGTTGAATACCGATGCCCCACCTACATAACTGGCGCGTACCACTGAATCCAATGACCAAAAAAGTCCAGACGGCGCATTGCCCGCACCGGCTCTAAGGGGTAACCCTTTGACGATCTTCTGGCTAGTGACCCGAGCTTCACCGGCATCGCCGCCTGTCCAATCGTCCGTATATCCCGCTCTGCTCCACTGCACAAAGCCGTCCGAGCCATACGCAAAGACATACGGAGCCAAGGCGACAATACCACCCGATACCGTGACATCAGGTTCTAAAGTAAGCGGCGCAGTGCCATTGTCAAAGCCGCGATAGAGCGCACCATTAGCGTCAGACGATATGTCTTCGATGTCATACGCCACATGCGCCAGTATTTCGTTCTGGTCAGTCGTGGTGTTATACGCTACATCAAAAATCCAATTTGCATTGGCGTTGCTAACGTAACCACCGTCAGTTCGATTCGTGACAATACTGCTCGCGCCATTTTGGTTTAATCGAAAGCGGAATACGCCGTCCGAAGTTCCCACATGGACATACGTAAATCCATTGTGGTTGTGAATGTGCATGCCACGCGCAATGCCATCCAAACGATCTTGCAGCGCACGATAGCCGCCCATCTTTCTCGGTAACCCGCGCTGAAACCGACACCACTGCCCGTCAACATAAAAGTTACCTTCAAACTTCGTGCCGTCCCGTTTTATTCCGGGCTGCGGACGAATAATGATTGGCTGCAAAGGCATCAGTACGTGCCGCCCTGAATCGGGTCAAGGCCCAACGCAATTTGCGCAGCCGTGGTATTAGCCGCAGTAAACACCGCATCGCCAATAGCCGTAGCGCCCAAATTAGTTCTTGCGCCTGAAGCCGTCGTCGCTCCCGTACCGCCTTGAGCCACAGTCACTGGGATTGCAATCGTTGCTGTATCGGCATCCACTACATCGGTGCCATCGCAATACAAAATGGCACGAGCGCCCTGTGAAACAGTCGTTGCCGGGGATTGCGCAGCCGTCTTGATACCAAGCGTATATGACCCGCTGGTTTGGTTGCTGATCCAATACTGTTGCACAGTTGTCGGCACAATGATGTCTCGGTTTCCCGTGAGCGTGCCGGTAAAGATGTACGCCGTTTTGTTCAACTCCGCGATTGACAGCGTGTAATTACCGCTACCTGCGATATCAATTGAAAGAACACTAAAGGCATATACCGCAGCCTGACCGAAACCAATCGTCCAGAACTGCACACCATCTGTAACAATGATGCACGAATCACCCGGCGACAAAGTAAGCGTAGCCGCGCCGTTGATGTTCTCAGAGCTGTTTGGGTCAACCGTCAAATCGCCCGTGCCGCCATTACGCACTTGCAAGAACCAATCGTTCCCCAGCGACGGCGCAGACGAAAGCGATAGTGTTCCCGCGCCACCCGTCCAAATGTACGCCTTGGAGCGATCACTGGTACCTGCCGTGTAATTCGTGCTGAAGGACGCTACTTCAATTGACTGGTTCAGTGTCGTGGCAATCGCTTTGATGCCCAACCCCGCCAAAGCAGAAGCATTCGTAGCCGAAGCGGAAGCGCCATATTGGAATGAGCGCCACGTACCCGCAGCCGTGCTGTTGCTCGTTAAATAAACCTGAAACGTCGTACCGGACTGCGGAGCGCAAATCTGTGTGCCAGTACTCGTGCGAACCGTAAACGTATTGGAGCCGACGTTGTTAAAGAGCACCGTCTGGCCAGTAGCCGCTTCGGTAGCATTCGGCATGTCAATCGTCAGGCCCGCCGTCGTGGCGTTCACATCCATGATAGATGCAGCAATGTTGTTGGTCGGCGCAGTCTCTAAGGGCCAATCCAACACCTGACTCACGGTCAGCGAAACATACCGATACGAAACCTCGCTCGGGTAAATGTTGCTACCACCAAAAACTTGTGTGTACGTGGTCACTGTTATGCCTCCCGGCGATTCGTAGACCGGTCAACGATCTTCTGGAGATCCTCGCCGTTGAGCGCCGCCAGCGCCCGGTCATAGTAAGACTGCCACAACTGTACTCGCTGATCGTCCTTCACAAAGGGCGTAGCCTCAACCAGCGACCCGTACAGCAGCAGATTGGGCGCGTATTCCGAGAGCCAGTTGGTCTGGTTCGTGTCATCCAGCAGCGGCGGCAGTTCGTAATACAGCACTTCCATTGGATAAGCAGCGTCCGGGGTTGGCCCGAAAATCCAGAAGTTGTAGTTGTAATCCGCGTAAAAAAGCGGCTGGCTGGTCTGTGTCTCGTTTGGCCAGTACTGGCGGATATACTCGTAAGACCGCGCAAAAACCGCCGTGTGGGTGTTGTTATTGTTCCCGGTGCCAATGTTGATACTGATCGTATCGCGCCACCGGTCAGGCTTCGGGTACACCGCCACCCCAGTTTGCAGCGTCGTGTTGACTACGTTCTGAAACCCTTGAATCTTCAGTTCACGGGCAATCCGCCGCTCGGCCAGCGTAATCAGCCGGGGGATCTGCTCAAATACGATAGGGTCCGTCGCCCCGCCTCTTTCAAGGTAGTTACGGATGTCCGACTGCAAACTGGTAAATGTCATAGACGCAGGCATATCAATCTCCTAAGTCCCGCGTCTTACCAGTCGGGGCAAGACTATTTGGGCGCGATTATAACAACTTACGACAAGTATAGTCTCTGCTCGTCCAAGCGGCGTTTGACCAATCCCGGCAGTACTCTACCACCCGCCTTGGTCCATTTCAGGAACTCATCTGCGGCTTCTTCAAACTCACCCCGGTTTGTCTTCATCCGCAGCGAACTACGTTGCAGATTACCGAGGCCCACGTTGAAGGCAAAACTGACCAGAGAATCGAAGACTCCCTGACGGCCAACAGCAGCAGGGCAAAGTCGAAGAACACCACGCTCAAACCGACCAAGGTCTTGAGCAAGAATAGTATCCACCTCTCCCATCGTAAGGACGCGGTCCCAGCCTTGGGGTATCGGTAGATTCTTGCGCTCCTCATACTTCACCGCGATATGAGCCGGGTCAATGACATGGCCCACGCCCACCGTCCACAAAAGCGCCGGACAGCGGTAAGGCTTAGTCCGCAAACCCTCG